GCTCATGGTGGTGGTGGCTCCCTGGTCGGAGGTGGGTGGCCCCTGCGCCGGGGGCGGGCAACGTGCCCGCCCCCGGGCGTGGGTGAATCAGCAGGCGGTCTCCGGCTAGGCCTTGACCTTCAGCACCCGGAAGGCGTTGGGGCTGAGGACCTTGCTGTTGTTGCGCCAGAAGGCGTAGAGCCCGCGCTGGCCCGTCGGGCGCCGGTTGGCGCCGAACAGGTGCTGCACGATCTCCACGCTCATCCCGATCCGGTCGACGATCAGGAAGTACCGGAAGTCGCCGAGCACGGCGATCAGGTTCCCGGCGACGACCGGGCCGGTCATCGAGGAGGACTCGTTGGCCGGGTAGCCGATCAGGTCGGCACCGGTGTTGCCGGGTGCGGGGACCTGGTTGGCCAGCCCCTGCGCGAGGCGCAGCCAGAGCTGCGCTCCGCCGGTGGTGTCGAACTGGCGGACCTTGTTGTAGATCGACCGGTTCGCCACCCACACTGCCCGCGAGCGAAAGCGCGGGGGCAGGTTCTCCTCGAGCGCGTACACGTCGGCGGCCGCGCAGGTGGCGGCCGTGATCGTGTCGAGCGTGGTGGTCGCCCCGGTGATGATGCCCTCGGCGTGTGGGTCGACGCCGTCGCCGGTGGTGAATGACGCTGCCTCCTCGTCGTCCTTGGCGTCCTGCAGGAGCTTGGCCATCTCGGCCTCCATCCCGCCCCAGTCCTGCCCGATCTCGATGGAGAACGGGATGAAGGACTGCACCCGCTTGACGACCACCTCGGGCTGGGCCAGCGCCGGCGCGTTGTCGCCGACCTCCGCCGCCTCGGCGGAGCGGGTCGCGGTGACACCGGCGGAGCTGACGCCTCTCCAGGTGTCGGTCCCGGCGATCGACTCGACGCGGGAGATGGCCCGGTAGGGGTTCACCGAGCTGCTCGAGGTCGGGATGATCGTCGGATCCAGCTGCGCCGGCACGGCGAACCCGCCGGAGCCGTCGACTCCGACCGACAGCGCGCGCTGCTCGTCGCCGGTGAGCGGCTTGCCGGCCAGGGCCTTGCCGAAGGCGCGACGGTAGGCCGGTGAGCCGGTGACCAGCAGGTGGCGTGCGAGCTCGCTCCTGTCGCCGGAATCGACGACGTCCAGCAGCCGCTGCAGGTGAGCCTGGCTCCGTTCGCGGTCCGCGCGCTCGTGTGGGAACTGGGCGCGGTCGATCATCCGGTCGGCCCGCTCACGCAGCTCGCGGGCGGCGCCGCCGGGGCTGGTCACGGACTGGCGGACCTCGGAGAGGTCCCAGATGTCGTCTCCGCGCACGGTGCCCGGGCGGGGTGTGTGGAACTCGGCTCCGTTCTCGCGGGACGGCTCGTTGCCCTCGAGAGATTCGACGCGCTGTCGGCGGGCTCGCAGCTCGGTGATGACCGCGTCGTTGCGGTCGAGCTCTTCGTTGAGCTGGTTCCACTCGGTGCGTGCGTCGTCGGGGAGCGCCTCGGAGCGGTGCTCGTTGTCGATCTCCTGGATGCGCTCCCGGATCTCGGTGTTGCGGGCCTCGAGCTCCTCGAGCGTGCGCTCACCGCCGGCCATCGTCGGCATCAGTCGGCCGCGGTAGGCGACGTGCTCGATGCCCAGGATGATCAGCCGGGCGCCGTCCTTCAGTGTGGTCTTCAGAGCAGCCATGACGGCTTCTCCCTTCGGCTTGGGGTTCCGTACAGCGGCGTCGTCTGTGCGCCGCTGCGCCCGCGGTCGGGGTGGGACTCGGTCCCGGCGCCGTCGTTGGGTGCTTCTTGGCCTCCGGCGGAGGCCGCGCTCGCGGCCTCCGCCGCGGCGGTGTTCTCGGATCCGGTGGGGGGCTCGCCGGCCCCGCCGTCGGATCCTGAAGTGGTGTCGATCTGCGCCTCGCGGCAGCGGTCGCAGTGGCCGCAGCGGATCGCGAAGGTGCCGCCGCCCGCGATCTTCGGCTGCTCGCACCGAGGGCCGTCGCTGTGGTAGCTGGTCGCGGGCCCGACGCCGGGGGCGTGGTCGATGACCTGGCGCAGCCGCTCGGGCTGCTGGGCCATCCGCCCGATCAGGAACTCGTCGCTGAGCGAGCGCACGCCGGCGCTGGCGCCCTCGTAGGCGGGGAAGGTGACCGGGCCGAACTCGCGTACCTCGGCCTCCTTGACGGTGCGCTCGGGCAGCCCCTTGGGGTTGTGGTCGGAGACGCCGGGCTCTTCGTTGAAGTCCTCCCGGATGACCCTGAAGCGGAACGAGGCGCCGTATAGGCCCGCCTCGAGACCGGGCAGGATCTCGTCGCGGACGTAGGCCGCGTCGAGCAGGGGGACCTCGAAGTAGGCGCCCTCGCCGTCCTCCTTGAGCTCGTCGATCGGGCCGAGGGGCTTGTCCCCGACGGAGTAGTCGAAGCCGTGCTGGAACAGCGCCCGCATCGCGTCGCCGTTCTCGCGGATCGTCTTCTTGAACGCGCCGGAGGCGAAGCGCTCGAGGAAGTTGCCCTCGAAGAGGGAGTTGATCTCCGTCCACTGGTTGAAGACCGCGAAGTGGCCGACCATGACCGGACCGACGTCCGTCCCGTCGCCGCTGGCGCGCAGCTCGAGCTCGACAGTCGAGCAGGGGGCCTCGAAGAGGCCGCGGAAGAGGTGGTCCTTGGGCGGGCGGAACTGCTCCGGCGCCGCCGGGGTGGTCTTGCCCATGCTGGGGGCCTCCTTAGTGGCTGTTGCCGTTGAGGTGGGGTGCGAGCAGCTGCGCGAGCGCGCGGCCGGCGTCGGCGCCGGGGTCGCCGCCGCCATCAGGGTTCGGTGGCTGCAGCTGCACCGAGAACAGGCCGGTGTGGCTGAGCCGGGAGAGGTCGTCGGCCGTGACGGCTTCGATCACGCTGGCGGGCTCGAAGCCGGCGTCGACGAGGGTCTTGACCGAGCTCGCGTCGGTCTGGCGGATCTCGGCCGCGTCCTTGACGTCCTCCTGCAGGAAGGGGATATCGCGGTCGTCGTACCAGAGCTCCGCGCTGGAGGGGACGTCGACGATTGTGGCCAGCGACCCCGCCATGTTGCGCCACAGCGGGCGCATGGTGCCGTCCGCGAAGCGCCGGCAGGCCTGGCCGTAGTTGGAGTAGGTCGCCGCCTGCAGGCCCTCGGAGAGCCCAACGATCACCGGCGGGGTCCCCGCGGCCGCGGCGATCCTGGTCTCGCCGTGGCCCTGAACGTCGGTGAAGTCGACCTCGCGCATGTTCGCGCCGACGGGAGTGACGTCGGCGCCGCCGCCGAGGTAGAGCGTCTTGTAGGCGTTCAGGACACCCTTGTGGTTCTCCTCGAACGCCTCGACCCACTCGTCGAACTGGGCCTTCTTGACCTTCTCATCGAGGGTCACCACAAGGTTGACCGTCGCGCCGTTCTCAAAGAACCGCAGCTTGTGCGTGCTGGCCGCGGAGTCGCCCATGATCTCCCGGACAACCGGGGTCAGCCACGACATGCCGCGGTAGCTGGCCAGCGGGTCGGGGATCGGGGCGAAGTGCGCGACCTCCTCGCGCAGCAGAGCCACCGGCTTCTCGCCCGAGCCGCGGCCGCCTGGGTGGTAGACGTAGCCGAGAATCTCCGAGTCGATTGCCTGGGCGGGGTTCTGCGGGGCGGACTGGCTGCCGAGCACGATCGTCACCCAGTCGGGGCGCATCCGGTGCACGCCGCCGGGCATCTGGCGGCCGTACCAGTTACCGGCCAAGTCGGAGTCCTGCATCGCACGGCCGAGCATGTCGCCCGTCGTGCCCCCGGGCCAGGGCCGCTCGAGCCGCTCGAGCGCCTTGGTGCCGAACAGGTCGCCCGGCCGGCCGTTGCGGACCTGGCGGAACTGAAACCGAGCCTCCGAGAACAGCAGCATCCGCGCGACCATGCACGCGAACACGACGCCGTTGGCCTTGTAGGCGCCCTGCACGACACCCATGAAGTCGCCCCCGATCTCCTCGGCCTTCTCCCCGAGCGTCGTCTGCGCGGGCTGCTGGCCCGGGTAGAAGAGCCCGTTGAAGGAGAACATGCCCGCCCAGTCGTCGAGGCTCAGCGGCGCGTCATCCCCGGAGCGCACCAGCGAGCCCAGCAGGCTCGTCATGCCAGCTCCCTCGCTGCCGGGCGTGCCATCGACGTGGTGGCCGTGAGCGAGACCTGCCGACGAACTGGGGGCCGCGTGCGCGTGTCGAGCGTGCCCGTGCCGTAGACGAAGTAGGGCTGGGCCCGCAGCGGCCGGACAGGCTCCGCGTGGGGCTTGAGGGCGACCTTCAATCGCGTCATGGACGCTTGTCGACGTCGATGGCGAGCAGTCCGTAGGTGAAGAGCGCGCCTCCGCCAGCGAGCAAGGCACCGACGGGGAGCGTGCGGAGGGGTAGGAGGCTGTAGCCCACGAGTTCCAGCACGAAGCCGGTGAGGCAGATGAGCGCGGCGAGCTGCTTGCGGGTCAGCGCCATGCGATGAGTGGCTCCTGGTCGGGTTCGTGGAGGGCGGTCGCGACGCGGTGGAGCATCACCGCGGCCTGGCCGGCGTCGATCAGCTCGGTGTCCTCGCCGTCCTGTTGGCCGCGCTTGCGCTTGCCGCGGTCGCGCTCGGGGTGGGCGATCTTCCACAGCTCGCCGCTGACGGTCTGGGTCTTGCAGGCGAGGATGTGGGCGGTGAATTCGTCGTCGTCGGGCTGCTCGATGCGGCCCTGGCCGAGCGCTTCGCCGAAGCCCATAGAGGCGGCGGCCATCACCTCGCCCTTCTGGCTGTGGTCGATCACCTCGAGGCCGTGGTCGTTCTCGATCTCCTGGGCGACGGACTCGCCTTCGGCGTTGCGGTCGAAGACGACTCCGAGGATCTCGAGGCCGAGCTCGTTCTTGAAGTACAGGACCGCGTCGATGATGTCCTTGCGCGGCAGCGAGTTGCCGTTGCGCGGCGGTCGCAGCACTTTGGGCTTGGCCAGCCGCAGCTTGGTCCAGCGCCACCACCCGGATTCGCCGTCGATCTCGACCCACTCGACGTCCCAGGGCTCGCCGAAGACGATCGCGGTGGAATCCCAGCGCCAGCCGATGTCCAGGCCGAGGTAGCCGGCCGTGCCGGGCTTGGGCACGAGCAGGTCCGGGTTGGCGTGGTTCTCCCAGTCGACGCTGCTGTATGCGGCGTCGTCGCCCTGCATCCACACGCCGGCGCCGAACCGCGCCCATCTCGACGGGGTCATGAACGGCGACCCCTTGCGGATCTCGAGCTTGCGGACGGTGTTCGCCTCGAGCGGGTTCGCGGTCTTGACCAGCTGCAGGTCCTCGCGGTTGTCGCTCGAGCGCAGCGACCACTCGTGCATCTCGAAGTCGCCGGCCGGGGAGCGCGAGTGCACGTAGGCGCCGTCCCGGGTGACGCCGGGGAACTTCAGCGCGCGGGCCCGGGCGCGGCCGAGCGGGGAGCGCATCGACTCGCCGGCGGTGGAGATCGAGACCAGCCGCCCGTCGCGGGCGCCGAGGCCGTCGGCGAGCACGCCGTAGAGCGCGCCGCCGTCGGTGTGGCGGTGCAGCTCATCGACGATCGCCAATGTCGGGATCAGCCCGTCCTCGAACTTGGCCGTACCCGCGAGGACCTGGATGAAGCCACCGTCGCGGAGGCTGCGGATCTCCAGGAAGCCAGGCTTGACCACGACCTTGGTCTGCAGCGCTGCGGCCTGCGGGACGAGCTCGCCGTCGGGGCCCTTGCGCTCGATGAAGCCGCGTGCCTGGCGGTAGAGGATCTTCGCCTGCTTCTCCGCGGAGGCGGCGATGTAGCACTCCACGTCGGAGCGGTAGATCAGGTGGTGCAGCGCGAGCGCCGCCATCAGCGTGGTTTTGCCGTTCTTCTTGGGCAGCAGCACCAGCACCTCGGTAACGCCCGCGAAGTAGCTGGCGACGATCGTGCGCTGGAAGGGCTCGAGCTCGAACGGCTTGCCGTTGTCGAGCACGATGAACCGGCGGCAGAACTCGGCGAAGTGCTCGAGCGAGTCCGGGTCCAGCCGCGGCCGCGCCTGCTGCGGCTCGCCGGCGGCCGCCTTGCCGCGGCGCTTGCGGTCGATGCTCACCACGGTGGCGGTCACAGGTCGAAGGGGTCCTTGCTCTCGGGGTCACCACCGTCTGGGTCCGTCGGCGGGGCGGCCGCGCGGGGCGAAATCAGCCCGAGCTGGAGGGCGTAGTCGTGGGCGTCGCGGTCGGCTTGGCGCTCGAGCGCGATCCCGGGGTGGGCGACGGTCTGGCCCATCGACCCGGTCACCCAGGGTTCCTTGCGGGCCGCTTCGCGCCCAAGGCGCGCCCGCGCGATCGCGCGGACGTAGCGCTCGAGCAGCTGCAGGTCGATGTCCTCGCCCTGCTCCTGCAGCCGGGACTTGCAGGCGTCCCAGAGCTCGCGCTCCTGGTCGTCGAAGTCCGCCGGCGGCACGCCGGCGGGCGGCGGGTGCTGGGAGCAGTACCCCGATGGGCCCGCCGGGCGCCGGCAACGACGACCGGCCTTCGTGGTGCCGTGGCAGGTCGGCTGGTTCTCGGCCACAGACCTCCCATCGAAAAAAACGGCGGCGGGCGCGACCAGTGTTTCCCAGAGCGACTTGCAAGCGGGTGCCTGGCGCGCCCCGTCTCCCTCGATCGACCCCCACCCCCCCGGGTGCTAGGAGGGCTAGCCCACCAGGGGCGCCCGCGGCGGCGGCGAAGCGGATCCACGACGCCGCCGCCGGCGTGCATAGCGATCGGTGGCCACGTCGTGCGTCGCACAACGCGTCGAGCCGTTCGCTGGATCGTAGGCGGCAGGGTCGCCGTCATCGAAGTCGCGTAGAGGCTTCACGTGCGCGGCGACCAGCTCCTCGGTCTCGGTGCACCGCTCACCGGTGCCGTCGTCAACCCACGTGCACCGGTAGCCGTCGCGCTCGAGCACCTGATCACGGAACTGCTGCTGCGCTCGGCGGTCACGGTTCGGTGACCAGTGCGCGTTGGGGTCACGGCGATGGCGCTTGCAGTAGCGCTCCGAGCTGGGCGCGCCGCACGTGGGACACGAGTACTGCACGGTCAGCGCACTGCGTCGAGCGCGGCGATCGCGCCGGCTGCGCTCGCCGCGACCAGCGCCGCGGCCAAGCAGCTCAGCGCCATCAGCTGACCAGGTTGAAGGTCAGCACGTGCCAAGGCCGATCGTGCTGGCAGCTCATGCTCACCGTGCGCCCGTCCTCGAGCTCGCCCTGCACCACGAGGTACATCGGCCGCTCGTGTTCGGACACCGGCCGCGCGCGGGCCCGACGCACCGCCATCTCGTTCACGTGCAGGCGATCGCATGCCGCCAGCGCGCCGGCGGACAGCGTCACGTTGCTTGGGATCAAGCGGGCTCACGTTCTCGATCGAGGTGGCTGGGCCACCGGCAGAGCTGCCGGTGCTGGGGCTAGCCGCCGCGGTGGCGGTCGCGGACCTTGCGCTGCAGGTCGACGTCGACGAGTTCGAGGTAGATCGTCGTCGTGCGCAGGTCGGCATGGCGCATCAGCGCCTGGACCTCGCGCACGTTGAAGCCCTCGCGCAGGAGCTCCGTCGCGTAGGTGTGGCGCAGGGCGTGCGGTCCCAGCCGCTCCCTCTGCTCGATGCCAGCG